CGTAGCTCGCGTCATGAGCCAGGGTGGTCTGTTTCCACCAATGTCAGTAGTGGTCTGTCCCCACTCCACTCGAAATAACGTAATTCGACGAACCGTAACGCGCTTGACTGAGCGATATCAGTCATCTTTAATAACTACAACTACATAGGTACAATTCGATGACACAACACTTTTACCTTACCACCTTTCCTGAAGGCGATAGAAGCAATCCAACAGTCAGAATAATTGGAGGACCTCGACGTCCACTAACGGTAGCAGCCATTAGACCAGTAATTGAAGAGTTTATAGAAGATAATATGCCACTTGGGTTATTGGCATTGTCGGATTCATGCGTGGATACCGACGTTGTTGCTTCACCTGATCGTAGAGATAGTGAAAGCACATTTAGAGAGTGGGAGACACCCTCCATGCTCACACCAGATGTCCTTGGTGTAGAGACTGAGACTGCCGTCTATTATAGCGAGTTGCCCAGTATGCTTAATCCCATGAATTGGGATTTTGGAATATCGACTCGTATTAACCGATGGTGGAATCTGGGACGTGTTGAGCGTCATGTTGCACTTAGTGCCAGGAATATGTTGGAAGGGTATGATAACCCAACTGATGTTGTTCCTGATGATGCTCAAAACGCCCAATTGGCACTTGATGACTCGAACCTCCCGCGCATGGTTGTGCATTTTGCAACCATGGCGCGGGTCGAGCTCCCCCTTATTTCGCGAGATCGGGCTAATCAGCTCGTTGTCAGGGCGTTTTTAGTTCGTGCTATGCGTTTGCATGGTATGAGACCCTCACATATCGCGAAGATCATTGATCGTGCAGTACATTATTCATTTCTGGCTAATCGCTATGAAATTGAAGCTAATGCCGAAACTGCCACGCGTGAGTTTGTCGATCGTTTGGAGTCGACAAATATACAGCATTGGTCTCGTAGTCGCCCTTGGTTGTTCAACTGGTTAGGTCCACGTACCGTTGAGCAACCTTATGCAACTAGTTGAGGGGGCCTGGTGAGGAGTAAAGGTCGAAGTTGCGCGCCAACCATCCTTGATGAAGATGATGTCGCAAAACCGTGTCATTTGACCTGCACACCTACACTGGGTCAAGTCAGACAACGTACATATTTTGAGCTGCCTCTACTCAGGGGGCGTGACTCGTACTTTGTCTATGAATCTAGCTTTGACGCTATGAAAAGGGGGGTTTTGGAGCGATTGTTTTTTGTTAAACAAGACGGAGAATTTGTCCGTCCGCCGTTACCCGCCACACGTGATACCTTCAGCTATGCAATGCTGTTCTTTAGTGATGCTCTTAGCACACACATTCGAGGTTCCACCAGGATGAGTTCGCAAAAATTTGTGGACAACTATTCCGGTCGAAAACGTCGTGTGTACGAAGAGGCTGTCAGTTCATTACTGGTCAAGCCACTCACAACAGATGATGCAAAGTTGAAGACATTCGTTAAGCATGAAAAATTGCTTAAGGATGATGCAGTGCCAAGGATCATTAATCCACGTGATCCTCGGTATAACGTCGAGCTAGGCCGCTATGTGAAGGCGGTTGAGAAAAATATTTACAGGTCTATTAATAAAGTGTATGACGTTGGAACCCCAGTGGTTATGAAAGGCCTTAATCAGCTTGACAGAGCCACCAACATCGTCAAGAAGTGGTCCAGATTCGACGATCCTGTCGCAATACCTATGGACGCTTCGCGCTTTGACCAACATGTCCATGTCTCTGCTTTGCTGTATTCGCACAATGTTTACAAGCAGTATTTCCCTGGAGATACATACTTGAATTGGTTGTTGTCTATGCAGCTTAGTAATCATGGAAAGGGCAAGTGTGGTGACGGCTTTCTAAGCTACACACTCTTGGGTGGTCGGATGAGCGGTGATGTTGACACATCTTTGGGTAATATACTCTTAATGTGTTCAATGTTTTATTCGTACATTCATTCCATCGGCATAACCAAGTTTGATTTTATCAATGATGGCGACGATTGTGTTGCTTTTATTGAACGTAAACAACTTGGGTTGTTCTCTTCCGGTGTTAACTCATATTTTCTGAGCCTTGGGTTCAATATGAAGGTTGAACCGGCTGTTGATGTTCTCGAAGAAATTGAGTTCTGCCAATCCCATCCTTTCTTTGATGGCTCTGGTTGGATAATGATTCGGAACATAACATCCATTTCTAAGGATGCAGTGTCATTAGTACACTGGAATAATCCTAGCGATGCAAAACGTTGGATGAAAGCGGTTGGGCTTTGTGGTATCTCTATGAATGGAGGTGTCCCAATTTACCAAGCGTATTATAATTCATTGGTTAGGCTCGCAGGTACCAGTAAGGCTTTTGCCCATGTTTTAGATTATGGTATGTTAGTTAAGAGTGCGGGGATGACGCGATCCACAAGCGTCGTCTCTGATGAGTCTCGGTTATCCTTTTGGCGTGTTACTGGCATTCCGCCTGACTGCCAGAGGACAATCGAGCTGCATTATGATACGATCGAGTTTACGACGGAGACTATATTATCCGTCGCACGTTCGCCACGGCTGCTACCGTGGTGAGCAATTATGCGAGCTAAATTGGGGTTTTGCCAACCTACAATGCTTAATTGGCAAGAAGGTCGTGATTGGACATTTGTGGTGGACTTGACTGTATACAGGTCCACTAAGCTGAGGGCCGTTGACTATGTGGATGTCAGCGGTTTTGTTTGGGGGCGTCAGCTGACCCCACAATCCCCCCCCCTTTAATGGTTATGCTGTGTTAAATGACACAAACCGGGCTAGTCTCCGGAACCTAAGCAAGATATTGGGTTTGATGAAGTAATTGACCAAAACGGCCTCCGTAGTAACCAAAATCTCGAGAGACTGCACGGCTCATCCTTAATGGTTTTCATCGAATGTACAGTCCCATTTTCATTGTGGTATCCAATACAAATGAAAAACAAGCGATCAACCAAACCCAAGCCCGCTACGGCGAAGAGACAAGACAGTCTTAAAATGTCATCGCTCGCCACAGCTATTTCCCGTGTCGAGCGACTTGTGAACAACAAACAACGTGAGGCCCAATTAACACCACTCGGCCGATTGGCCCGTGATGCTGGTAATACAGTATCCGGGTTTTTCGGCGGAGGTAAGATCTTTGGGTCCGGTGCATATAAAATGCAGGCGAATTCCAGTTGGAATACGGGCAACCAAGTTCCAACGTTCGCCTCTACCACCGATAAAGTCACGTTTGCGCATAGAGAGTATGTTTGTGACGTCAACAGCAATGTTGGTTTCACTATAAATAACACTTTCAATGTTAATCCCGGTTTGTCGTCCACCTTTCCTTACTTATCAACAATTGCTCAAAACTTCCAAGAATATAAGTTCAAGGGCCTTGTTTTCGAGTTCAAGTCTACGTCTGCTGACGCCTTGAATTCGACTAACACGGCCCTTGGACAAATCATGATGCTGGCACAGTATAGATCGGATGCTCCTGTCCCATCTAATAAACCACAGTTCTTAAATGAGATGTGGTCTACGGATACTAAGCCATCATGCAATGATTTCTTGCCTGTTGAGTGTGCCCCTGTTGAGAATCCACTTTCCGTTCAATACATTCGGTCTGGTGGCCTGAATAGCAATCAGGATCAGAAGTTTTACGACTTGTGCTCCGTGAGTATTGCTAGTTCGGGCTCACAGGCCAGTGCTGTTGTTGGAGAGCTTTGGGTTACGTACGAGGTTGAGCTTTACAAGCCTGTTGTTAGTACTAGTACTAGTGACAACGCTGGTAACGCTGCACACTACTCGTTCCTCAACAATTCTGGTTCCAATTTAGGTACCCTTGCTGGTCATACTGACAACATTGGTATCACCTATAATGTAAACGCTGGTTCCATTACCCTTCCACCTAATCAGATTGGATCGGTTTACCAGTTGACATTCATTTATAGGTCTGGTACTGGCGTTATAACCCATAATTCTGATGGAATTCAGAATGCGAATTATCTTAATTCGTATGGTAGTTATACTGCTGGTAGTTTTACGACCGGATCTGGCACAGCAAATATGACCCTTGTTGTGACCTTTACCTGTAACAGCAACTCGTCTGCCTCATATAGTCCAGGCATTGCGAGTAGCGGTTCAGGTCAAGCTCTTGACGTGTACGTGTTTGGGCTACCAACCACGTTCGTGTAAGGATAGTATCGTCGTGCCGACGTTAACGAGCACCTGTTGGAACAGTACGACATTCAAGGTCTGGCATGCTAAACATAAGCATCCCGTTCGAGGCGTTACTCGTGGTACGTTGACCCGAAATCTGGAAACAGTGGGGGGGTCACGTTAGAGACACG